CGACCACAGCAACCGCAGTATCACTAATCACTTCACCACTGGACCAGATTTAATTGGTGTAAGCGCCGCGTCGCAGAATGCGAGCACTCCAGCAATCCTTCAGTGTGATTGGTTTAGGCAGATTCCTGCTGGCTATGCCCCTGGTAAGCTGATGGTGAATGGCTCCAATGGAAACATTGATGCTGACACCCGTCCGTCTTCGCCCAACACAATGGATGACGAGTTTGAGAGTGCTTCTCTCAACGCAAAATGGGTAGACGCCAACATTGGTAGTGTCACGAAGACCTTGAGTAAGGGTTCACTCATTCTGACGATTCCAACAGAAGCTGTTGGTACTATGCGTGGTGTTGAACAAACACTACCTAGTGGAAATTGGCGTTTCGAATCAAAGATTGGACACAATTTCAGTCCCGCCAGTACACGAGTTGTTGGTTGGGGATTACGTGAAAACTCTTCTAGCAAAATGTTGTTGCACTATCGTGCGTGGAGTGCTGGTGCTCTTCAGTACGCCATGAACTATTGGACAGCATATGCAACCTACAGCAGTGGACTTTGGTCCAGTACCAATCTTCCTACCTCGCAAGGTTTCAAATTCTCCGGTTGGCAGTATTACGCCATCGAACATGATGGAACCAACTATCACTTTGAAATGAGCGATGACGGAGTGACTTGGTGGCGTGTAGCAACTGCGGTGAAAGCTTCCTATTTCACAGCAGATAGGTTGTTCCTGTGCGTCTTCAATGGTAATACTGGCTCTTCGCACCAAGGTGCGTATGACTGGGTGCGGAGGGTTTCTTAACCGTGGCCCAACCAACTATTGAAGATCTGCTGAATGAAGTGAACTACAGCGTACTGCTCAAGTATGCTCCGGACGCTTTTTCTCTGCAGTTCGTCAATTTCATCAAGCTAGTCTCAGCTGAGTTTCCGGAAGAGAACGAATCTCCGGTGATTCATCTGATGATGCTCGACAAGCTGCCCACGCCTAGCCGTAGAACGATCAATCTGTGTTTTCGTGGTAGCGCCAAGACAACACTGTTCTCAGAGTATCTTGTCCTTTTCATTGGTGTTTTCGGCAAGATCGAGGGCTTTGGAGATGTACCTGCCGGTATCTTCGTTGGCAACTCGATGGACAAGGGCGTGGCTCAGCTGCGCAAGAACATCGAGCTGAAGTACAACAACAGCAAGTTCTTGCAGTACTGGATTCCTGAAGCTCGGTTCCGGGATGACCACATCACGTTGACCAACCGTGATGGCCATCGCTTCCACCTGCAGATGTACGGTGCACAGAGCTCTGTACGTGGTAGCCGTGACGGTACCAGCCGACCTGTGATTGCGATCCTGGACGACCTGATCAAGGACGACAAGGACGCAGCCTCTCCGACGATCATGAGTGACATCCGGAACCTCATCAGCAAGGAAATTCCGTATGCGCTGCATCCGACTCGTCACAAGATCATCTGGAACGGAACGCCGTTCAACAAGAATGACCCGCTGATTGAAGCGGTGGAATCGGGTAACTACGACGTCAACGTGTGGCCTGTCTGCGAGGAATGGCCCTGTACTCGAGAAGAGTTTCGAGGCGCTTGGCCAGAACGCTTCACGTACGAGTATTGCCTGGATCAATCAAGCACGAGCAACAGCGGCTTCATGCAGGAAATGATGCTGCGCATCACCAACGAGGAGAACCAGTTGGTTCGTCCCGTTGACATCACATGGGGGCCGGCTGAGCCGCACCCCTTGCCGCAGAAGTACACGTACTACATCACGACGGACTTCGCTACGAAGGCTTCGCTTCGAAACGACTACTCAGTGATCTTCGTCTGGGCCTACGGCAATGACGGAAAGTGGCGTTGGGTGGAAGGTGTGGTGAAGCGGCAGACGATGGACGTGTCCATGAAGGACGTCTTCCGGTTGGTTGAGAAGTACAAGCCTCTCGGGGTGACGGTTGAGGTGAGCGGTCAGCAATACGGCTTCGTCAGCTGGATGAAGGACAAGATGGTTGAGAACGCCACGTGGTTCAACATCATCGAAACCCGTCCGGTGGCCAACAAGCTGGCCTACTTCCAGGCGATCCTGCCCCAGCTGAAGGGCGGAAACATCATTTTCCCGTCCGAGTTCAAGAACACCCCTGAGCTCAAGGAACTGATGCATGAGTACCATATGGCTACGCCCGAAGGCTTAAAATCCAAGCAGGACGACTGCATTGACGGGACAAGCCGGTTGAGTAACATTGTCCCGGTAAAGCCCGGTATCATGATGGTTGAGCAAGATCCGCCAAGAGTCCCTACAATGTGGGACACTGTGCCGCACTCCGAGCCTACTGGGCTCGCTAGCTATATCGTTTGAGGTAGTACATGGACATGCCGAACACCCCTCCGGCCTACATCGACCTGGCCAAAGAAACTGGTTGGGCCAATGCTCCTACGGTAGGCAATTTGGCAGGCGACCTGGATGCGGCGCGTCCTTCTCAGCAGGAGTTTGTCACTCAGCTCAAACTGTGGATGGACTACCTCGAAGCCAAGGGTGTTGGTGCAGCGCCGAAGCGCAAAGGCCGCTCACAGGTTCAGCCGAAGCTGATCAAGAAGCATGCTGAGTGGCGACATCCTTCGATGTCGGAACCGTTCCTGTCCTCGGCCAAGCTCTTTGATGTGGCTCCCCGCACGTGGGAAGACAAGACGGGGGCAGTCCAGAGCGAGCTCCTCCTGAACCACCAGTTCGAGCGTTACGTCGACAAGGTGGCATTCATTGACGAGATGGTGCGGGTTGGCGACAACCAAGGCACTGCCGTTATTGAGGTGGGTTGGAAGCGCATCACTGAGATGGTTCCGACTGAAGTGCCGACGCTCGAGTTCTACCCGCTGCCCGAAAATGCTCAGCAGGAGCTCCAGCAGCTGCAGGCTGACATTGCGCTGATGGAAAACCCGCTGGCTTTCAACCAGCTCCCCGTTGAGCGCAAAGAAGCAGCTGCATACAGCATGGCCAATGGCGTGCCGGTAGTGGCTGTCGTGGTTTCTGTCGAAACGGTGCTCACTGAGAAGATCATCAAGAACCATCCCACGGCACAGATCATCGACCTGATGAACCTGTTCGTGGATCCCAGCTGCAATGGCAAGTTGGGTGATGCTCGCTTCATGGCCTACTCGTTCGAAACGAGCAAAGGTGAGCTGCGTGCAGATGGCCGCTACCAGAACATCGACCACATTGCTGTCAGCACCAATGCTTCTGCCCAGAGTGGCGAAGCACAGCACAACAGCACCACACCGAACAACTTCCAGTTCAGCGACGAAGAGCGCAAGCGTTTCGTTGCGTACAAGATGTATGCGCTGTGGGACATCCAGGGCAATGGGCAGCTGAAGCCGATTGTTGCCACCTGGGCCAACAACATCCTCATTCAGCTGGACAATAGCCCGTTCAGCGATGAAGAGTTTCCGTTCGTCATCATCCCGGTCAACCCCATCCCGAAGAAGTGGCATGGCGAACCGGACGGTGAGTTGCTCATCGAGCAGCAGAAGACGGTCGGAGCCCTCACTCGAGGCATGATCGACTTGCTGGGTCGCAGTGCGAATGGCCAGCAGGGCATGCCCAAGATGTTCCTGGACGTCCCGAACCGTCGCAAGTTCGATGACGGCGAGGACTACGAATACAACCCAGCTATGGGCAACCCCGAACAGCTGATCATCATGCACAAGTACCCTGAGATTCCTCAGAGTGCGATGGCTTTGATGCAGCAGCAGCTGTCCGACGCTGAGAGCCACACAGGCATTCAGTCGTGGGGCCAGGGTGTGAACAGTGGCTCGATGGGCGACGTAGCTGCCGGCATCAAGGGTGCGTTGGCTGCCTCTGCCAAGCGAGAGATGAGCATTCTCCGCAGATACGCTGCCGGTATCGCCAAGGTTGGGCAGAAGTTCCTGTCGATGTCGAAGGACTTCCTCTCGGACGACGAGATTGTTCGTGTCACCAACGATCAGTTCGTTGCCATCACTCGTGACGGCATTGACGGCAAGTTCGACATCACCGTGAAAGTCTCCTCGGCTGAGGAAGACAACCTGAAGGCCCAGGAACTCAGCTTCATGCTGCAGACGGTTGGCCCGAAAGTCGACTTCAACATCACCAAGAAGGTCATGGCTGAAGTGGCTCGTCTTCGCAAAATGCCTGAGCTCGCTCATGACATTGCCAACTTCGAACCGCAGCCGGATCCTCTGGCTGTGGCCGAGTCTGAGGCAAAGGTGCGCAAGCTCGAGGCTGAAATTGCGACTGAAGAAGCCAAGCGTGATTACTACCTGGCCCAGACGAAGCTTCTCAGTGCGAAAGCCGATCAACAGGCTCTCGACACGGTTGAGCAGGGCACTGGTACGGCACACGTCCGTGAGATGGCCAAGATGGAAGCCCAAGGTGAGTCCAACCAGGATCTCACCATCACGAAGGGGCTTCTGGATCAGGGCCGAACGGATGAGGCCATTGGTTACACACAGCTGACAAAGAGCCGCTAAACCATGTACGACCGTGAAATTGCCGAGTGCTATCGGCGCATCCGTGCGGGTGCGTCGCTTAATACGCTCCTAAATAACAATCCAGATTTCAGATCGTTGATCGTTGAGGGGTTCCTGAAGGACGCTGTTCTTCAGCATTCTCTTAACATTAACGCTGATGAAAGTGGTACTGTTTCGTTCCTGAAGGGTGTGCAAGTCTTCAATGGCTACCTGGAAAAGGTACGCAGTGAAGCCGAACAGGCCCAGATTGACCTCGAGAATTATCAGCAACTGTTACAGGATGGTGCCTAATGCCTACCCTTTCTGACGAAGAATTCATCGCTCAAGCCCCGGCAATCGAGAAGCAGCTCGAAGCCACAATCAAGGCCAGCGAAACGCCTGCTCCCGCTCCTGCAGAGACTCCGCCTCCGGTAGAAACTCCGCCTGTAGCAGCAGCTGAAACACCGCCTGCGACAGAAACTCCTCCGGCTGCTGAAGCGGCCACGCCCCCAGGCTCACCAGATGAGCCCGCTGCAAAAACAGCTGAGGGCGGTGAAGAGACTCCTCCGGAAGAGCCTGACTATAAGGCTGTCTACGAGCAGCTCTTTGGCAAGCCGATTCGAGCTGCCGGCCAGGACATCACCTTGCAGAGTGTTGATGAGGCCAAGAGCCTTATCCAGAAGGGTGTTGGCTTCCACACCAAGATGAACCGCATTCACAACGAGCTCAAGTACGTTGAGATGCTGCGGAACAACAACCTGCTCGATGAGAGCAAGTTGAGTCTGCTCATTGATGCTCAAGCCGGGAAACCGGGGGCCATCAAGAAACTACTTGACTCAGCCAAGGTAGATCCATTAACGTTGGATTCTGCCGAGGCAAGCACCTACGCCCCTTCGGATCATCGCGTAAGCGACGAGCAGATGGCTTTTCAGTCCGTTGTATCCGACTTGTCGACCAACGAAACCGGAAAAGCGATTCTTGTCGATGCGCAAGGTTGGGACCAGTCGAGCAAAGCAGAGATCTACAGAACTCCTGCAGTGCTCACGGCTCTAGCCGAACAGAAGGAAATGGGTCGCTACGATCTGATTGTGGCTGAAGTGAACCGCGCAAAGCTGCTTGGGCAGCTTCCGGTTGGCGAAAACTTCATTCAGTCGTACACCCGCGTGGGTCAGCAGATGATGCAGGCTGGAAAGTTTGGCTTCGTGCCACCTTCCACACCAACTCCTGTCGCCCAAAAGACCGTGACGCCGCCTGTCCCGGCCAACTCAAAGAAAGCTGCAGCAGCCGCACCGACAAGGGCCACCGCCCCCGGAGCTAAGCCCGTTGCAGATATCGCTGAGATGGACGATGACGCGGCAATGACACACATTCGCAAGACTTTGAAAATTTGAGGTGACACAACATGGGCATGGAATACAATGCACCGACGCAGACCCCTGGTGGTACCGCGTCTGACATCGGCACTCAGGAAGTCGTCAAGTACCTGAACCGCAAGGCGATCATTGAGGCAGTGAAGTACTCTCACTTCTCGAAGCTCTCTTCGGTCCAGAACCAGCCGGCGAACTACGGCAAGACGTTCACGAAGTACCGCTACTACCCGCTGCTCAGCGACCTGAACCAGAACCTGCAGGGTATCGACGCTGCTGGTGCTGCTCTCACGGGCGCTGCCGGTGGTAACCCGGGCTACGGTAACCTGTACGGCTCGAGCCGCGACTTCGGCACCATCACGGCGAAGATTCCGCTCGTGACGGAAGGTGCGGATCGCGTCAACCGTGTGGGTATCACCCGTACGTCCGTTTCTGCGAACCTCACCCGGGTCGGCTTCTTCGCTGACTGGACGGATGAGAGCACGCAGTTCGACAGCGACATGCAGATGCGTTCGCACTTCACCGATGAGCTGGTGAAGGGTGCGGAACAGCTGAAGGAAGCCCTCCTGCAGCTCGACCTCATCAACGGTGCTGGTGTCATCCGCTACGCGGGTACCGCCACGAACCTGACGAACGTTTCGGCTGAAGGTGCTGGTGCGGCGATCATCGACTACAACGATGTGATCCGTCTGAGCATCGCGCTGGACAGCAACCGTGCCCCGAAGCGGTTCACCATCCTGAAGGGTTCGACCCTGACGGACACGGCGACCGTCAATGGCAGCCGCGCTCTGTTCATTCCGCCTGAGCTGATCACGACCTTCATGGAAATGAAGAACAGCAACGACACCGAGATGTTCGTCCCTGTCGAGAAGTATGCGTCGCAGACGACTACCCTCGAAGGCGAAATCGGTGCAGTCGCTGGTTTCCGCGTGATCGTCCACCAGGAAATGATCAAGCACAACGGTGCGGTTGGCACGGTCGGTGGCACTGTCTCCGTGAACCCTGGCTACTACGCGACCAGCGCACGTTACGACGTGTTCAACTGTCTCGCGGTGTGCGCCGAGTCGTTCACGTCGATTGGTTTCCAGACGAACTCGCCGGAAGCGCCGAAGTTCAATCTGGTCATCAAGCCGCCTGGTCCGGCGATGGTCACCCTGGACAACCCGTACGGCAACAAGGGTCTGGCCTCCATCCAGTTCTACTACGGCACGCTCATCGAGCGGTCGGACTGGATCGGCCTGCTCCGTGGTGTTGCCCCGGTGTAACCTGGGACTCCAAGTGAGTGAGGAAAGGGGCCGCAAGGCCCCTTTTCTTTTGCGTTGAAATCTTAACGGTTTCTATGCATAATGAAATCTCATTCACAGAGGACGCAACTCATGACCGTTGAATTCGATCTCGAAGAAGTACGTGCCCGAGCCAAAGAGCTGGGTGTTCAGTACCATCCGGCCCAGAAGGCGGAAACGATCCAGCAGAACATCGACAAGTTCCTGTCTGAGAGCCAGACCATCGAGAACGCTGCACCGAAGCCGAAGGAAGAGACTCCGGAGCAGGCTGAAGCACGGCACCTGAAGGAAGCCACTGCGCTCATCCCGATCACGGTGAGCTCGATGGATCCGGCTGATGCCGAGACCACTGGCGTCCTCGTGAGTGTGGGCAACCGCAAGCTGGGGCAGATCACCAAGGCCATCCCGTTTGGCTACAAGTGGTACATGCCCAAGATTCTGGTGCAGCACATGGAAGCGCAGATGTTCTGTCGCTCGAGCATGGTGCCAACCGGTGTTCCCGGAACTCCGGAGCGGTTGAATACTCAGTGGCTCAAGAAGTACGCCATTCAGTACCATCCGATGCCGACGCCGGAAGAGCTCGCGGAGCTGGCTAAGTTGCAGCTGCAGGGCAACGAACTGGCGAAGTAAGCCGGTTCTGATACACTTCGGGCCAGGGGCTTAGCGGTCCTTGGCCCGAACTCATTTCTGAGGAACACAACTCATGGCTCTTGATTACACCACAGCAGCAGAAGCCCTGGCTGAAGCCACGACTCTGCATACGGGCCTCAACGCAGACCTCCCGTTGCTTCCCGATCTGCCGGTCCCCGACATCATCACCATCCCTGGTGTGGGTGAAGTCCCGTTGGACATGCAGGCTGAGGTGAACAAGCCCACGGTCGACCAGCTCACCCAAGGTGCAGTTGGCGGCGCAGGTATCTTCGACAAGGTGATGGCTACCGTATCTGCCCACATCGAAGGGCAGTATCACAAGGGCATCATTGGCCAGAGCGAAGTGGCTCAGGTCTACATCGCTGCCATCCAGACAGTGCTCCCCCAGTCGCTTCAGTTCCTTCTCAATCAGGAACAGACCTATTGGGCGACTCGGTTGGTTCAGCTCCAAGCGCAGAACACCTATCTCGAGCGTGCCAAGCTGATAGCCGAGGTGGAGACCGCCAAGCTGCTTGCGTTCCGTACGCAGGCGGAAGCCTACGCTGCACAGGTTGCAGCCATGACGGCCCAGATGACGTACGCCAACAGCAAGATGCTGCTGGTCAAGACCCTTCAGGACATCAACCTGTCTGAGGCCCAGCAGGCGGTTGTCGAAGAGTCGTTCAACGATGCGTGGCTCAAGACCCACACCACGATGCCTGGTGGTGGTGCTGCGGGTGGCCATGCGCAGAAGGACTTCGCCCTCAAGGATGCGGCGCTCGTCACTGCCGAGAAGCAGCAGTTGCTGCTCACCGGTCAGGCGAACGTACAGCGTGCGCAGACCTACGACACCAACACTGACACCACTCCGGTGGCTGGCATCATGGGTGTGCAGAAGCTGCTCTACACGCAGCAGATCCAGAGCTACAAGGACGATGGCCAGAACAAGGCGGTCAAGATGGTTGCCGACCTCTGGACGTCTGCCAAGGCGCTGGATGATGCGACGCAGAGCCCGGGTCCGTTGGCTGGTAACCTCATCCTCTCGATGAACAAGTACCTCAACAACCTTGGCTTGCCGCACGCCTATAACAACCCGGATACGCCGGCTACAGGTGCACCGTCTGCGGATGCCGATCCGTACACGCCTGGGGACCAGTAATGGGATTGTTTAGCCGCGACGAGAAGATCTATGTGTCTTCTGTGATCTACCAGCTCGGAAACGAGCTGGATGAGATCCCTGATGTCGTCGTGGGTTCCATAATTGGTTCCAAGATGAGAGGGCAAAACACTACCCAATCCATCAAAAAGTGCATCATTGATGGTCAAGGTATCAAGCTGCGGCAAGCGTTTGCTTACGCAAAAAACAGCTATTACGCCGGATTGCCTATAGGTTTGGCTCGAGTAAGTAATCTGGCGGATGCTGCTGTTATTGAAGCACTTACGCAAGAATATCTGACAGAAACGTATGCTCCGACATCTGTTGAATTGAAGTCGGTGTCGTTGGAGTGGAACAACAACCACCAAACAGTTCTACATCAACAAGTCGAAACGAAGTACAACTACGACTTCTTTCAGGAAACAGTGCACACTGCTGTGTTTGGTCTTCCTGTTGGCTCAACCCTTTCCATAGAAGCCTTGCAAGACGACCCTGTTAACCATGAGGATGAGTACGGCTGGAGACTCACCTTTACAAAGCCAGACACAACGACAGTAACGTTTGATGAGTGGTATTCAATTACGTTATTTGACGCCGATGATGATCTTGTCAAATGGCGAATCTTCATGGAAGTGTCTTTTGCTGGAGCTCCGGCTGTCAGCTTGATGTACACCGATGGTGGTACTGATGCGCAGCTTAATCTGTTTTTGCGCAACGCCAGCACACGCACTTCGGGTACGTTTCCAGGGCTTGTTTTGAAGAAGAACAATGCCTGGATCAACCACTATAAGTTCTACTCAAAACTTCCACTTGCTGAGTCGGTTTGGAAAGCTACAAGTACCTGGAAAACGAGTAAAGGCTATGCCAGACGACTTGGCGTGGACATGACTGGCTTGATCAAAGCTGTCAAAGAAAATCCTGATGAAGGGCAGATTGACTACATGTTTGTTCAGCCAGGAACAATCATTTCGTCGCCTAATCAGTGCGCAATGGAGTACCACTTTAATTACTTCAATCGTTTGCGTTTGAGCATGCCAGATAACAAGCCTGCGTATGACGCCTGGTTGGCTAAAACAGGCAGCACCATGACTAAGGATGAAGCAAAACGCTGTCCAGCACAGAGTGTACGTATCAGAGATCCGGACTCTGAAAAGAACTCCATCAACATGGAGATTGCTTGGCGTTACATGACCTATGAAGTGAAAACTGGAACGTTAGCCAAGCCATATGAAATGGAGTGTGGTCCAAAACAACAGCAAACGGTTCATTTTTCTTTTGGAACGATAGGTCTTCTCAAGAAT